TCACCGATGTAGATGGGTTTACAGAGAAAGATGCAAGAGATTGGATAGCCTCAACCAAGAAAGCCTCAAAGAATTCATTTTGGCTTGAGGTTTCAGGTCACTCGATGACGGCACCTCAAGGAAGCAGACCAAGTTTCCCAGAGGGAATGCTAATACTGGTAGATCCAGAGGTTCCTGTTGAAAGCGGTGATTTCTGCGTGGCTGGAATTCACAACGACTCAGAAGTGACCTTTAAGAAGCTTGTGTGGGAGGACTGTACCGCATGGCTAGAGCCTTTGAACCCTAACCCGCGCTACCAAAGCATCGAGTGCAATGAAAACTGTAGGATTATTGGAAAGGTAATCAAGGCACAGTGGCCTGAAGATGTACTCAGCTAGGCGTATCTGTAGAGGCTAAGATGCGGTTTTTGTAGTACCTATTTCGGTGCTTGCCAAAGAACACACAGTGCGAATCCAGCGAAGATTGGATAGCAAATAAGTTGACACTAGGCTCATTATTGGATGATTTAAATGTATTTGGATAGAAGACCATTATATCAAGAGATTGAGCGAATTAGATCTTCAAAGGTGATTGCTTATATTACAGGTGATAGACCCGGAATGGAGACAAAAATACACTCCGAAGTATATGATTTCTTTGTTAATCACTTAGATGAAATCGGTGTAACAAACAAGATATCATTGATATTATATACTAGGGGTGGTGAGACCTTAACCGCTTGGAGTCTAGTCAATCTCATTAGACAATTCTGTGACGAATTAGAAATTATTGTCCCTTCAAAATGCTTAAGTGCTGGTACAATCATGACCCTAGGTGCAGATAGGATCATCATGACAAAACAGGCAACTTTAGGGCCAATAGATCCAAGTTTAACTACACCCCTGAATCCGCTGATAACTATCAATGGACAGCAAAATCTATCCCCTGTAAGTGTAGAAGATATCAAAGCTTACTTATCGCTCGCCAAAGAAGAGCTGCAAATAAAAGAACCTCAAGATGCATTGAGTATTTTATTAAAACTTAGCGATACCGTGCATCCTCTAGTCTTAGGCAATGTATATCGAGCACAAAGTCAGATACAAATGCTAGCTAGAAGGCTTCTTAGCTATCAAATCACTGATGAAAATCAAGTGAATAAAATTGTTAATTTCTTATGCTCGGATTCGGGAAGTCATGATTATACTATAAGCAGAAGAGAGGCAGCTAACGAGCTAGGATTAAAAATTGAGAAACCTACAGCAGAACTCTATACCTTGATTAAAACTATCTATTACGATATAAAAAGTGAACTTGAACTCTCAAAAACGTTCAATACAAATACGCTTATTGGAGCAAATCAACGGTTGCCGTATTCTTCAACACGAGGTCTTGTCGAAGCTACGGACACATGCTCTTATCAAATGAGAACGGAAGGTGTGTTGGAAAAAATTGTTATCCAACCAGACGTTAATCAACATTATGTTAACAATACAGTTACTTTTGAAGGATGGAGAAGGCATGATGAATTTTAGTACTAGCACAAGGCATAGCACATCTCAGAATAATAGACTAAATAGTTCCTCTTCACCCAATGCTACTGATTCGTCTTCAAATATAAACAATATGCGATTGACCAATGATTTAAATAAATTTTCAGCATTTTCTCGAAGTGGATCCTCAAGTGCATCTTGATTACTGATACCACGTAGTTAGGTCTCAATATTTTATTAAAAACTGAAACCAATGCCCTAACTTTTATCTATTGGTATTTCACGTAAAAAGCATCTTAACTTCATTAATTTCCCGCTCCGGCGGGATTTTTTTTCGCCCCTATCCCACCAATCTTGACCTGTATCAATAACTCTAACAGCTCATACATATACTATTACTAGACAAATAAAAAAGATTCCTACCTATCAATTCGACTCTCCCGCCTGCAAGCGGGATTTTTTTCGCTCAAAATCCACCATCAATTCCTGACGCCTCGCCGCTATATGCGGTTTTTTCGTCTGTGAAAAATAAATATCTTTAAAAAACAATCACATTACGCTATACATTAAAATTAATAGCAATTTGTGATTGACCATCAAATAGCAATCTGTGATTATTAACCCATCGAAACGAAACATCGATGCGGTAAAAGGATTATCTACCGCGCCAGACAAGAGTCAGGCTGCTCATTAATAACTAGGTTGGTATGCCGAGAGGTGTACACCAAAACGAAGTTGGTTTTGGGATGTCGCTGGGTGCGCGAGAAGAGAAGCAAGCTAAGCCACCTGAGTAGCGCTGCGAGTGCGCTTAATCAAAACGGATGCAAGCAAGACTCGCCGAACCCGCTTGAGCACGGGTAAGCAATATCCCAGCACATCACCAAAGCCAATTACGGAGGTAATCATGAACGCAAAACAACGCTGTAAGCTGCGCCGTATTGAGCGCCGCAAGTTAGAACGTGAACAATTAGCCGCTGAGAGCCGATTAGAGCAACGTATCGAGTCGATTGTGACTGGTTGCTCGGGTCGAGTAAGTAAAGCTCTTAACGGTACTCTAACGCTGCGAGATAGAAGCAGAGAATCAGGAGCTATCTGCATCCCAGACGTAGCGATCTATTTCGCAGGTCATCGTAAATCAAATCAAGTAACAGCGAGGTAAACATGGATAGTGAAGAATTAAGACACATCGTGGCATTATTGATTGAAGATGCAGAAAAGTTAAACGCCATTAAGCCAGATGCAGCGACACAGGCGCATATCTGGCTTGCTAAAAGGGCTTTCAATAATATCAATGACGACGGAAGTGCTATACGGTTATAAGACCTCTAACTGCTCTCCCAGAAGATTTAGTAACTAATATCCCCGGGTCACGCTTTATATCGCTAGCGACTCTTTGAGCTTTGTTTGCTACCTGCGATTCATCTTCACTGATTGATGAATAAGTATATTCAGCTTCGGGCAATTGGTAAGTAACACCAGATGAAGCAGTGATAATTTTACTGAATCCATGAGCCTGCATTTTTTCATGCAAATTTCTGTAGTCTTCTGCGCTTGCTTTATGCAGCTCGACTCTGATGGTAAATGTTGCCATTTAATTTCCTTAATTGTCTGTGGAATAACCAATCTAGCAGTTTCCTTTGTCTGTGGAAAGCAGGGAAAGCCGCGCATCCTGAGCGGCTTATAAAAGCAGGAACCTATTCTTGATGGCTGATTATTCGGTCATCGTAAATCAGTTTCAGTTAGTGCGAGGCAAGCATGGTTAATCGAATTGAAATATTAACCGCTTCTCTGAAAAAGAAAGAGGCGATGTTTGACCAAAAGCTACAAGAGCACTTCGACACAGTTAGACAGGCAAATGGACAGCCACTTAACGACAAAAGGAATGGACGCTCAACACTTGATAAGTGGGACAGGCAGAACGAATCTCTGAGGTCTATGCAGGAAAGCATAGGCAGGACCAAAGCAGCCATTGAGAGAGAGCAAAAAAAAATATCTGTGGCAAACAGTATCAACATCCCTACCTATATTCAGGATGCTATTGATGATGGTCTTCTCACTCAGTGGAGAAAATTCCCCCGGTTCTTTTTTGTAAACGGCGTGGAACATGGCCGGATAGTTTTAGATGAGAAAACAGGTGCTATTACTCACAGGTACTTAAGCAAAGTTTCTAAGGAGCACTACCCATTATTCCGGGATGTGTTCAACAGCATCAACAAGAAGATTAGAGATATGAATAACTAGCTACTCATTCCCTACCTTTATCGGACAAGGGTTAAGACAGAAAGTGAATAGCTTATTGAATAGATACAAGTCGCCTAGAGCGGCTTTTATTATGGGAGTAAATCATGCGGTGGATTAAGTGTAGTGAGCAGATGCCAGAAATAAATACACAGGTCATATACTGTGACGAATTTATGCATCGAGGCAGTGCTAGATATATCAAATATGATTTTGCCAAAACAGAAAAAGGTCGAGCGCCAAGATTCGAGGATTTACGGGGTGTTGTTCATGGCGTCACCCACTGGATGCCATTACCTACCCCACCTACCGAGTAACCCCCTATAGCTCATTTAAGAGTGGGCTATGTGGGTAATACTGCCCTATGAACAGGATATGAGGATAACCTGTTCTGATTAAATTTGAGAAGTCTTTCGCCCTTCACTCGTGAGGGGCTTTTTTTATGGGAGAGAGAAAATGGATAAGCAAATACCAGAGTGTTATGCGCAGTATGTCAGAGATTTTCTTGAGAACAATTGGCATGACTTTGTCGATCTGCTTGCAGAGAACTACGACGATGATGCAGAAGGCATCGCCGAAGAAATCGTTAAGGCTCTGGCCTAATTACTATAAATGGCACCTACGGGTGCTTTTTTTAAGCCCTCATATCAGCGCCTATTCAATGAGTGGGCGGTTATATGACAAACATTCAGGAGAGTGACATGACAGAAACTACAGATTTAGCAGTGCTGGAAATTAAACCTGAACAGGCTCCGGCACTGTACGTTGAGAATGGCCTTGATAGCTATTACCAACAGATTGAGCGCCAAGTATTAGGCGAGGTTCCAGACCTAACAACAGCTAAAGGTCGTGCCCGTGTGGCATCGCTGGCGGCTCAGGTTTCCCGCAGTAAGACAGCAATTGAAAAGCCCGGTCGCGAGTACCTCAAGCGATTAAAGGAACAGCCAAAAATCGTAGAGGCTGAGCTGCGTAACTGGAATAACAAGTGTGACGCTCTGCGCGACAAGGTTCGTGAGCCACTAAACCAGTGGGAAGCTGAACAGGAAAGGATTAAGCAGGAAGAAGAAGCAAGGCTTGCGGATGAAGCTTTGGCTAAACAGGTTGAGTCAGACCACGAAATCGCCCTACTCATGAACGATAAAGTTGACCGTAACCGAGCAGAAGCAGCCCGCATCGCTGAGCAGCAGCGCATTGAGCATGAGCAGCGTATCGCCCGTGAAGCCGAGGAACGTGCTAAGCGTGAAGCAGAAGAAAAGGCACAGCGTGAGCGTGAAGAATCAGCCAGCCGCGAAGCGGAGCTAAAGGCCAAGGCTGAGCAAGCTGAACGTGACCGCATCGCAGAGAAAGAGCGCGCTGAGCGTGAAGCCAAAGAGCAGCAAGAACGCAGCGAAAGATTAGCCCGTGAAGCAGCTGAGAAAGCTGAGCGTGATAAGCAGGAAGCTATCGAAGCAGAACGTCGTAAAGCTCAAGAGGTCGAGAAAAAGCGTTTAGCAGAAGAGAAACGCATCAAGGATGAAGCCGCAGCCAGAGCTGCAAATATTGAACATAAGCGCCAGATTAATGCAGCAGCAGTCGCCGACCTTATCAATGCCGGGCTAACAGAAGAGTGTGCACAAGCCTGCATCAGAGCAATCGCTAAAGGTCATGTTTCATCAGTATCAATAACCTACTAATTACATCGGAGTATCGCTAATGACCATCAACGTCATCGGCGGCGTCATTGGCGCTGCTACCACTTACTTTAAAACTCAACTAGACCGCATCAAGCGCTTTGTTAATGAGGCGGCAAGACCGGAGGCTTATGCGTGACATACATCATCCAAAATTCTGAACTGGTCATAGCGTTTAATGGCTCGGTTCATATCTATCCGAATACGACAGCTGGATATGTGGCAATGGTAACTGATTTCTGGAGGTCAAAATGAGAGAGCTAATTTGCACCGCACAAAATTATTCAACGAGAAAAGATGCTCGCGGTGAGATTCAGATAACGATGCAGGATGTTCGTATCGACCAGCAAACGGATATGGCTGAGTTAATCGCTGACGGTGACTTGTGGGCCGTGGCTGAGAAGCTAATTGAACACGGATTCATTGTGACCCCGCCAGTCGGTACATCGCTTGATTTCGAATCAGGCGCATTAAGTAAACCATTACCATTCTGAGGTCAGCATGGGAACAGCAACATTAATTTTAGGTGAATCAGGAACTGGCAAATCAACCAGCCTAAGAAACATCGACCCGACTCAGGCGATCCTGATTCGTCCGGTCGGCAAGCCCCTCCCCTTTAAATCTAATAAATGGGTTAAATGGGACACGGAGAATAAGACAGGGACCGTGGTATCAACCGATAAATCCTCTTCAATCGTAAAAGTGATTGAAGGGGCGATGAACTACGGCAAGAGAATCGTGATTATCGATGACTTCCAGTATGTGATGAGTAACGAGTTTATGCGTCGCTCAGAAGAGAAATCATTCGATAAGTTCACCGAGATAGGCCGTCATGCATGGGACATCATTAAGGCCGCGCAGGATGCACCAGACGAGCTTCGTGTTTACTTCCTTGCCCACACTGAAGAAACGCAGATGGGTCGAGTGAAGATGAAAACCATCGGCAGGATGCTGGATGAAAAAATAACGGTCGAAGGGATGTTTACTGTCGTCCTACGAACCTTAACCCGCGATGAGCAGTTCTTCTTCACCACCAAAAACAACGGTGCAGATACCGTTAAGTCCCCTATGGGAATGTTTGAAACAAACGAAATAGATAACGACCTAGCCCTCGTAGATAAAACAATCTGCGAATACTGGGGATTAAGCAACGTCCATAACCTTAAGGAATCAGCAGCATGAGCCAAGTAATTTTCTCCTACAACAAAGAAGCAGCTCTAACCGCCGGACAAGGCGGCTTTATCAATGAGAGCGGCGCGTATGTCATTACGATTACCGAGGCAGCGCTAACTACCTCAAACAGCGGAGCTAAGGCAATTGAGTTTTCTGGCGAGTCTGATGATGGTCGAAAGGTTCAGTACCTAAGCGTCTACACATCAAAGAAAGATGGTTCAGACAACACCTTCGGCGTGAACATGATTCACGCAATCATGGGTTGTGCTGGAGTCGGTCAATTAACAATGCAGATGAAGGCTGCCGGCCAGTACATCGCACCTGAATTTTCTGGCAAGCGTGTTGGTTTAGTCTTGCAAAAGGTACTGAAAAGCAAAAACGATGGCTCTGACACTTATGGACTGGATATTCGTATACCATTTCTTGCCAATACCCATCAAACTCTGTTAGAGCAGTCAGAAGGCAAAAATGCAGAGGCGGTTAACAAGATGGTTTCTGGACTGAAAGACAAGGATGAACGCAAGAAAGGCGGTTATTCCGCTCAGCAAAATTACGACCAACCAGGATATGCCAATGCACAATATGATGAATTTTAATAAGTAGAATTCGGGAAAACAACTGGGGCCGCCAATGCGACCCCGAGAATTCAAACCTCTAGGTGTGGAAAAACTGCCCCTAACCCGAGGTAGGAGTGTATAGCACCATAGATAAAGTAGAACGCGATAATGGCAAAAATACCAATGGAAACGGTTTCAAGAATGGTTATATAAAGTTGCTTTCTCATATTTGCCCCCCTTCATAACGAATAGACCCAATAAGAATATGGATGATATACAGAATTTTCTCAAGGAATAGCTGATAAAATACACAATCTGAAACATATACATTAAAGCTTATTTAATTTTTTCCTGATTATTTCAGAAAAATCATCAATAACTCATTCTTAGGAAGCCCCCATGAACTTATCCGAGAAAGAATCGGCGGCATTCTTACGCCTGTCTCTTAGTCAGAGAGAGGAGTTATCACGCTTTCCTGACGATTTACGCAGCAGAACGCTATCGACTCTTTCTTGGTCCCGTTCTGGTCAATGGGGAGAGGTAATCGCTAAGGCTAAATTCGGGGCAATGGTGATGTCGATTATCAAGGACGGCAAAACACCTGATTGGAATACACGCTACACCGAGCAAGGAAAGCTTAGGGCTGAGAATTACAAGGCAGCATTTAAGCCTCCGGTGCCAGAATCCATGCAGGCTGAACGCGCAAGGAAGCGTGATGAAGAGGTGAAGGAGTTGGCTGAGGTTATGCGTAAATCTGAAGGTATTGTTACATCTAACCTTAACGGTCGCGGCGGTTTCGGCGACTAACCCCATCGCCAAGGAAGGCTAACTTATAGTGGAGAGTAGTAATGATTGCATTAACACAAGAGAAGCGTGAAGAGTTGGCTAACTACGCCAGAGCGCGGCTAGCATCCCATGTAGTACACGGTGGCTGTAGTGATGAAGAAGATATATTCAAGATAGCCCTAGCATCACTAACGGCAGAGCCAGTCCTATATGCTGTAGATAGTGACGTCGAGGATAAAATATATACTGCTTTATGCAATGAGAATGAGGGTGGGGCTTATCCGCTCTTCACCGCCCCGCCAGTGCCGGAGATTAAGTTTCCTGACACAGATATTTTTAATGCGCTTGCTGGTGAGATGATGGAAAAATCTCTTAATACCAACGGTAAGGCAGCAAAGGCTTATTCGGAATCGGCTCACAGAATAGCAATGAAAGCCAAGGAGTTTCGAGATGAAATTAAACGCCTAAACGGATTGGGGGAGTGATGGTAGAGAATTGGAGATTGGAGTATTTATCACGAAGTACAGTGACGGCAGGTATTCAGGTAGATGAAATGCAGTCTATATGCCTTGAGGTTTTGAAGCTAAGAAACCAGAGTGTACCGCCCGCAGGCTACGCACTGGTTCCAATTGAACCGACAGAGGATATGGTCATTGCTGGATTTGAATCCAAGCCATCAGTATTCAACTCAAGCACTGACGAGTTAGAAAAGTGCGAAGCGATGAGTGGGTGCGAAGAGGCTGCTCATTGTGCAAAATTATGCTGGAAAGCGATGATTGATTCAGCGCCAGATATTAATAGATTGGGGGAGTGAAATGTCATCTCAAATTTTAGATATGTGCTGCGGCTCCCGCATGTTCTGGTTCGATAAACAGGACGATAGAACAACGTTCTGTGACATCAGAGAAGAAGAGCATATTTTATGTGATGGTCGCCATTTGGTAATTAGCCCAGATGTCGTGGCCGACTTTCGTAACTTGCCCTTTAAAAATGAATCATTCGCCCAAGTGGTATTCGATCCCCCTCACCTAGTCCGTGCTGGTGAGAATAGCTGGATGCGTAAAAAGTATGGTTGCCTTAGCAAAGAAACATGGCGGAATGATATTGCCGCGGGATTTAAAGAGGCATTTAGGGTGTTACGTCCACACGGCACTTTGATTTTCAAATGGAATGAAACACAGATACCAGTTAGCAAAATCATCGAGCTTACAGACCAGAAACCCACAATCAGGCAGCGTGCTGGTAAAGGTGATAAGACGCACTGGATTATATTCTTGAAAGGGTAGAGTTTATGACAATCGGCTTCACCCTACTCCTAATCATCAACACTCAAGCATTACCCCTCAATAACACAATCTACCCCACCCAATCACAATGCGAGCATCAGATAGAGGCTATGAAAGATATTCAGCCTAAGCATGAGCTTGTGTGTGGCGAAGTAAGAAGGAATATTTGGCTAA